AAAGTAATATATACTCATTCATACAGTTACAACCACCATGTTTACAATCTTTTTTATCTTTGTGCGTATCATCTGCCATCTGTGCCTTTTGAATTCTTTCTTTCTTCTCAACCTCTGTTTCTTTTCTAACATCTAAAGGAACAGCATCTTCATAAGGTCTACCATTTGCATCAAAATCTTCTGAATTATAAAAAACACCTTCATACTCTCGAATATTCATTATACCCTCCAAGGTCATTCATCGTCAAGAAATAATTTAAGATCATTATTTTTTTTAGTCTTTGGTTTTTTCTTCTTCTCATTTTTAATTCTTCTGGACTCTTCATAGTCTTTTATGAATTGAAAGAAGTTGTCGTACATAGTCTCACCATCTACTGAGAAGTTTGAAGTATCAAAATGGTTGAGATTTCCAATTGAATCGTGTCTATGTAACTCATTTTCCATTGCTTTTAATTTAATATAAGTGTATTTTTTCTCTTTCTCTATTCTTCTAAGGAATGAGTAAGTAATCACTGTTGTAAAGTATGAGAATGGATTTTTAGATTTATCTGGATTGAAGTTTCGTATATATCTCAAACAGTTTTCAACTCCATCAAGTATCATATCTTCCTTGAAAGTGTAATTAGCAAAATTAGGTTTAGTAGCAATCCTTTGAGCAATCTTAAAAAAGCACTCTCCGATATACTCAGGAACCCTGGGTAATTCTGTTTCCATTTGATCTGCGACTTTACATTGATTAATATAAATACGTATTGCTTCATAAAATTCTTTATTGTTTACATAATGAATTTTGTCTTTAGGTTTTACTTTAGTCATAATTTATTTCCTTTTATATATTATAATATATTATATGATATAAGTCAATAGATAAATTAAAAATAAAATTTATTTATTTCTCGGTGAACGTCACGTTGACCATTTCAATGTCGAAATTCTCTTTGTAGTAAATCTTGAGTCTTTCATTTCCGTGTTTCACCATGTAATTTGACTTTCTCTTTGTACAAAAGTTATCGCATATATCAAATAAAATACAACCGTCTTTATTATCTCCAAGTCTCAAACCCCTACCAATAGATTGAAGTGATCTGACTTTTGATTTAGTTGGTGAAGCAAAAATAACGTTATGTAGATTTTTTATATTAACCCCTGTTGAAAAAGTTCCATAGGATGCTACAATCAAGCAATTATCTTTCTTTTCAACATCTTTCCTTATCTCTTCTCTTATAGTAGCATTCACTCCACCATGAATGAAAAACGTTTCTTTATCTTCAATGTCACTAAGAATATCTGATAATAAACTTCCATGCTTCTCAACATAAGTATATAATATTAAAGTATTGCCTGTCAAGTGTTTACATAGATTTTTTATAAATTTATTTCTTTTTTCGTGATCTAATATATAATTAATTTCATCGGTATAATCCATCTTGCAAACTTCTTTACACTCATCATCTGGATATTTGAGTGTTATGTACTTTATTCTGAAAGAGGATAGGTGATTACTATCTATCAAAGTTTTTGTAGTCACGTGTCTCTTAACGTCCCCAAATAAACCACATAAAGTTAATTCGTTCAAATTAATATCATCTAAGGTTCCAGTTGTACCAAAACGATATTCAGCATTTTTAGTCTTCTCAAGAATAGAAATAAGGGATGTTGCTTTAGCTAAATGACATTCGTCTGATATAATACCTTTGAAGACAGAAAATTTGGATGGAGGAAGTTTATAAATCGATTGCCAAGTGGTTATAATGATATTGGATTCAAAAGATTTATCTTGCCCTGAATATATCTTTTGACAAAATTTTTTAACGTCCCATAAATTTTCGCTTGAATATTCTTCAAAATCGTAGTATATTTGATGTACAAGACTTACATTAGGAACTACTAACATGAGTTTATCATTTGGATACTCAGAAAGGAACCAACGAATGAACATATAAATAATTAAAGATTTCCCAGAACCAGTAGGACTCAATACAACCATTCTTTTATTTTTAACCATGTCATGAAGAGATTTCATTTGATAATCTCTGGGACTGAAAGGTAGGTTTAATGTTTTAACCCAATCTTCAAGGTCAGATTTTGTTATAGAATTTGGAGTAAAATCATCTATATTTTCAAAGACAACTTTATAATCTAAGGACTTACATACTTCTAACACTCTTGGTAATAATCCCACATATATTCTTCCTGTGAGTAAATTGAGAAGTCGTATTTTACCATCCCACATTCCTATTTTATATCGTTGCATGAATTTGTAGTTATCAGCAAAGAAAGTAAAGTGTTCAGAGATATCACGAATGACGCCTTGGTCTGCTTCTATCTTCATGAATGCTTCGTTTAATTTTCTGATTTTTACAATTTCCATATATTAAATGATACCAGACTCCCATTTAACAAGTTCTATTTCATTTTTGATTTGAAACCCTCTGTTCATAATGAGTCGTAAAATTTGTTCAAGTAGATTGATTTTTATATTAGAAACTTCAACCTGCTTTTCGATATCACAAAAAGATTCGTGTGATTCTATGTGTATATCTAAATCTGATTTAAGGACTTTAGCACCATATGGAATCCAACCATGTTTGTCTAAAGTCATTTTATCAAGAGTTCCAGAAAAGTATGACCTCAGTGTCATGTAGAGTCTTCTCTTTTTTAGATCAAGAGTTTTTCTGAATATTCTTTCGGTATTGTATATTGTCATATATCTACCATGTAGGTTTGGGATTTCAAGATTGTGTTCTGATAATTTATCACGGAACATTTTTCTATCCTCTTCCCACATTCTTTCTATTTCTTCTAATGAAATAGATTCTCGCATAGAGACTCCTTTAAATATTTGCGTCAAATGTCATTGAGTTAAACTTAAAAGTTGCTGTAGCCATGACTATATTATGATCTGAAGTTGTATCTAATGTGAATGAGGAAAGTGCAGTTGGAAATATTTTATCAAATCTGACTTTCAGAATAGTGTTTTTATTATTTGATGTTATCATTAATGTGCAATGATCTAATTCATCTGGTGATTGATAATCTTCTAATTTTTGAGGTGTACCAGTTTTAACTAACCAATTATATATTTCTCTATAGTTTGAGAAGTCTTCATTAATTGCAAAGGTGACTGATAAATCATCATATTCTATTTGAGTTCCATGAACATCGATACCTTTTAAATATGAAGGTTGAGATACAGCAGGAACGTTTACTCCTGGGAATTCAAAAGATTGAATGAAATATTCCATACTTGGAAAATTAGAAAATACAGCAGTGAAGTTATCTTTCGAAAGAAAGTTCCTATCAACTGGTTGTCTATCAATATAGCTCATAATATAATCCTCTATTATATTTATAATAGCAAAAAAACCCTCCCCGAAGGGAAGGTTTTTTTATTTATACTATATTATATGTTATTATAATAAGTTTGAAACTTTTACTGCTCGGTAGTATTTATTGTCTGCTTGCCCGATGTTGTTAGCATTTGCAACAGCAAAAGGATTAGCAACCAAACCATATCGAGTCTTGAAACCGATTTTTGGTTGGAAAGTATTCTCACCCATTGCTCGAACCATTTGTAGTGGAACGTATGGGCAGTAGAACATACCAGCATCATAAGGACTGGAACCTTTGTATCCTAGAGTGTAATATTCAACACCAGATACATAAGGATCAATGTAAACCTTATATCGACCGTTTAATACACCAGCAAAAGTACTACCAGTATCATCAACTTGTAGACTATTCTGAAGAGCAGGATTGTAATCTAAAACACCAGCCATCTGAAGAGCAGAAGCAACATCAGAGGAACAGATGATAACATTTCCCTTTCCTCGTCGAGTAGCTTTAGCAATTGCGTTAGCATCTCTCTCGATTTGGAATAAAAGTCCTTTGAACTTTTCTACAGACCATCGACCACTGGAGTCTAAGTCTAAGTCAAATTCACCAGGAGTCTGAGTATCAGCAGCACCTTGAACAGCAGAAAGATTAATCTTTCGGATCATCTCTCGGTTGATTTCAGCCATAATTTCGGAAGAAAGAATGTTTGCTAATTCAGATTCAGCATCAAGATTATGAATTGCTTTTAAATCTTGTGCTAATTCAGTAGTGTATTCTGCTTTAAGAGCTCTGGACTTTGCAGTTACAGAAATCTTATCAATGGACATTGCCATTTCACCGAAAGATCCACCACCAGATGCACCAAGTTGTTCAGCATCAGCAGTATCAAGACCAGAACCAGCAGAGTAAGCATTATGGAAAGGGTTTGACTGTGCGTGAGTACCAGTTCCTGAGAAGGAAGTGTCTGCTTCGTTAGGTGACAAAGCTTCAGCACCAGACTGATTAGTGTAGTGACTCTTCATTGCGAAGATAAGACCAGAAGGTCCATTCATAGGTTGAACACCCATTACATCGAAAGCAATCAAGTTTGGCATACTTCTTCGAATCATAGAGATAAGAACTGGGTCAAACTTGTCAACTCCACCA